CCGATCTCAGAGGAACATGCACCTGCTTTTGCATTATGATACGATTTTGTTGATCGTCTGTATAGAACGAAAGGACATGAGTACGCGACTAGTTACTTAAAAGAGTGCCGACATCGCTTCTTGTGTTACCTATCCGACTATCCCTACGAGAAAAATGAAAAGTTTCGCGTCAGGGTGGATAGATCTGGATTACCTAAGAATTTAGGTGCTCCCATCTTGAAGCTCATTCGGGGATGTAAGTCATCTTCCGCCGACTTCGGTCCGTTGCGGAATGCTCTGACTGCCCTCTTCGTCTCACGAAATCTTCCATTGCCCGGTATACCTGCCGATTACTCGACTATAACTGATGGTTCGCTTCCGGTAATTCCAGAAGAGTTTCAAAAGTTTTGTTCGAAATATATCGAGAGAAAACGGTGAAAGGTTTCTAAGAAGTCCTTTGCCATCTCATTGTCTACATCGATGGGACCTTCCGGTCCCGCGATGCTAGGGTCTTACGATGACCTCCGCTCCTTATCTCCGGAGCAGATGAAATCATTAAAGAACCTTACCCTTCCGTCACCCGAACGTGATAAGTATTTCCGTGATGATTACAAGGTTTGACCCTCCATTTGTGGAAAATCTGGAGTGTGTCCAACCCGTAAACTAGTCCCAATTCCTGATAAGGAAGGTAAGACTAGAATTATCGCGATCTTTGATTACTGATCTCAATGCTCCTTAAAGGGGCTGCATAATGAATTAAATAGCATTTTGCGGTCAATTAAAGAGGATTGCACCTTTAATCAAGGTAACTTTCAGTCGGTTTTAGACTTACCTGAAGGTACTGTTTTCCACTCTGTAGATCTTAAAGCTGCAACAGATTACTTTCCTGTTAATGTACAAGAAATGATTTTATCTTTGTTAAGCGATAATGATTTTGCGAGTGATTGAAAGTACATCATGGTTGGGAACGAGTTTGTCTCCCCCATTGGACCTGTTTCCTATTCACAGGGACAACCAATGGGTGCATACTCTTCCTGACCCATGATGGCATTGTCTCATCACATATTAATTAGGTGATCCGGATACCGCATCGGTATTCGTAAACCAAACTACTATGTTCTTGGAGATGATGCCCTTATTGTAGGTGATGAACTATACAACTCTTATCGAGAAGTTTGCGACCTTTTTAAAATGAAGGTTAATGTCACGAAAACATTCAGATCTATTAGATTGTTTGAATTCGCTAAACGCTTTTACTTCGACAGGAAAGAAATTTCTGCTTTCCCTTTAGGAGCTGTGTTAACATCCAACTGTGACATATCACGTATTGCTGTTGCTGTGGATAATGCTATTGCAAAATCCTGGTTCGGTGGTTCAGTGTGATACAGGGAAGATAATTTGGTGTGCATGAGACGCTCATTGACAGGTTTCATTAAAATCCTTTGACACAAGGAAGGTGCTTCTCCAGACCTTTCTCTTGTCAATCGAATTATCCGTCTTCGTAAGCTTCTCGTTATTATGCGAATTGCCTACTTAGGAGGGCACGATATATCAGAACTTCGTGCAATGTTACCTACTTCATCCAGATGTACGGTTGGTTTTGAAACTTTGGCTCTTCGCCTTCGTTATCTTTTCCAATTGTCCATCCGCGATAAAGCACTCAATGTTCTGGGGGAAGCCCATATGCCTCTTTTCATGAAGCGTATGGAGCTCCTCCAGAAGTTATCAGACACCGGTGTAAGACCACCCCCTCCACTCATCGAGTGCCGTCCTGGTTTTCCCCACCCTGTCTTTGATTATTTTGATAAATGTATCATAGACCTGATGGGTATAGGCCAAAAGATCGGAGAAGCACACTTCGCAGGAACTTCCTTTGAAGAGGTGTCCTCTTGGTTGGACGCTATGGAACTGTTACCAGCCTCATGAGAGGCTATTAACAATGAGAAAGGGGCAGTCAAACGGGCTAAAATGTTAAATGATGTTGGAGCTAAACTTTTTGACACCTTGTCAAAAAGCGGTATGATCT